GGTAACCTTCGTTTTCCGGTCATTAAAGAGCGGCATACGTGGATCATTTTCTCGCATGAAGTTGTTATCAACTGCTTGCATCTGGCTATTGGTCTGAGTTTCATAGTACTCAGTCCTTTCGCCAACTAGTTCTTTTGGAGCTTTGCATAACATTAGCCCACCTATCACTACGTTATCTTTGAACCGTTCTTGTTCAGTAGTAACCATAGTAATTTCGGGGTGATCCTCTGCTTTTACAGGCTCCCAACCTTCACGCAATTTTGAAGAGACGTTAGTGGCATCAACATTACCTTGCGTACTCACACGTATCCAACGAAATGCATAGCCCGGCTCGTCAGTAGGCGAAGGTAAAACCTCCGGCCTTGACCAAGCCTTCTTTCGGGCCGTTTTTTCACGGGTATCAAGTTCACGGTCTGTACGATTCAGTGCATTTTTAGCCATTAGTTACTCCTCGCGTTCAGTGCAGCTACGTTTCTAGCGTATTCCTCAAGTGGAACTCCTAATCTCTTAGCAATAGCCACTTCAGATTTCTTTAACGTCACTTTTCGAGATGACGTACTTCTTGTAGCGGGCGCGACAACATTAGATCGTCGTTTAGGTTTTACTTCCTCATCGAACTGTTCTGGGAACAATTCACGCATACGAGAGTCTATCTTCTCGTAGTATTCATCACTAGAAGGATCTACACCCTCCGACTCAACAAGTTTCTGGTGCAGTCCCATAGCATACCCAGTCATTTCAGGATTACTAGGCCCAAACCAAGAGTTAGCTTGCGCCCATTCCGAAGCTCTCTGGTCAACAGAGTGACTAGTTTCTGAGACGGTACTTGTAGATTCTTGTTGTACAGCAGTTTCATCTTTTTGTAAAGCGGGGGGCTTGAAATTCTTTAGCTTATCCGCTTTTAAGTTGGCCGCAGTTAGCTTTTCCTGAGCTTCAAGTAGTTTGTCTGCGTCACCTGCTTCATAGGCATCTTTATACGCTCGTTTAGCTACAAGCATCTCTCCAGCGGTATTTTTCTTAGCTTGCTCAATTAACGCTACTTGATTCTTGTCTACAGTACCCTTTAGTTTGCTATTTTCTGCAACTAAGGTTTTAGCGTAGTTTTCTAACTCTTGTCGTTCTCGGTGAGCTTGTTCTTTGGCTCGTCTTTCGTCATGGTAGCCCTTACTGAAATGCTTAATCCGGTTACGTACTTTTTCAGAGTAGTCTTCCAACTCTTCATCCGTAACTTCAGCCGGAGGGTCAGAAGGCTTACGGTTACGGTCAGCTTTAGGTACATCATCGACAACTTCAATCTCAAGTTCATCATCGTCCTCCTCAATTTTTTTTCTAGGGGGAGCTTGTTTTTTACCTGTTACATCTACCTCTATGGCATCAGTAGGCTCTACGTCTATGGTGGGCCTATCATCATCACTATCATTATTAGGGAACTCAAATTCAACTTTTTGGAACGGCATATATCACTCCTTACACTCGTGTAACGCCACGAGGATCGGCTACAATTGCTTCAATTGAGTCATCGTTCATTAAACGATACTCAACACCACCTACCTTAAATCTTGTACCTGTGTTCATACGGAACATTACATAGTCCCCTTGTTCACACCACGGGCCAGTAGGAAACCGCTTCTTATCTGTGTAGGCTTCGCTACCCATATCTAGGACAAGACCAATAGTAGACATTACTGTGTCTAGATGTACTTCCCTAGCGGATTTAATAATACCACTGTCACCATAGGTATCTTCTACCTGTGGCATAGCTACTAATACTCTATACCCCACAGGAGTAGGTAGTTGGGCTTCCAACTCTTCTTCTGTTATTTCTTGCTTTGGAACTGGGTTTAAATCAGTCATTGTCATCGTCCAAGTAATTGCGCGAGAGGTCATTTACGTGGTTTAAACAGGAAGTGAGACCTCGGAGCATTCCTGTTATTTCCTTGTATTGAGCGAAGTCTTTAGCTCCACCATTACCTAGGAAATTAGTTGCTGAAGACATATCGTCCTCGATTTTATTTCGTAGCACGTCAAAGACGGTTTTAGCCATAGGTTATTCCTTTCGCTCTTTCATTAGTTTAGCCAGTTCTAGGTCTATCTTATTGTTACTCTCTCGTCTACCAGCCGCTAATTTAACAGCTTCTTTCTCTGTAGACAGTCGCAACTCTTCCTTCTCAATCTTTATCTCTTCTGCGCCAAGTACAGCATCGGCCTGATCTTTACGTGACTTACGTTTGATCTCTGCTGCCCGAAGCTCCGCGTCAAGTCTGTCTTTCTCAACCTTGCGCTTAACTTCTTCTTGCTTGATCTGTATATCAGCTTGCTGCATTTGTACGATTGGATCTTGAGCTTTCTGCTCGGCTTGCTTTTTCGCTTGGTCTTGCTTACCTTTCTGCGTCAACTCTGCTGCGGCCTGACTGACCAAGCGAGAGAGACTTACCTCTATATCTTCAGGTAATTGCGTGTTAGGTGCGGGTAGGTCAGCGCCGATACGCTCTTCTATCTTCTTACGGTACATAAACGCTAGATGCTCGGATATATGAGCCTGTAACGAGGCTAGCATCTGTTTTGCTTGTGGGTTTTGCTGCAACATACCCCCGATCATAGGATCTTGTAAGAACGCTTGGTGTGCCGCTATATGCGCTTCGTGGTCTTGGTATATAAACGCTTTGATGGGCTTCAAGTTTAAGGCATCCATATTCTCGCTTAGTGGGTCTGTAGGTTTCGCGTCGTCCTTTATAGGGACAAGTTTATCAGCGTTCTTAATACCTAGTACTTCGATCATCTGACGGTGTAACTGTGGTAGATCGTATATCTGCGGAGCCTGTTGCGCCATCTGCAACACTGCTTGGTACTGTACTACCCTTTGAGCCATCGTAGAGCTATTGGGATCACTTACAGGGATCACGTCTACCATCATGTAGTCTTCTTGACGCGCTGTTACTGCCCCTCGTGAGGGTATATAGCTATACTCAGTGGGGGCGTATTCAGCAATGATAGCTTTGAGCATCTTAAACTCTTGCTTCATAGCGTAATGAACACGCGCTTGCACCGCTGCCATAGGCTTTAGCGTTCTTTCTAACAACGCTAGCGTAGTACCCACTGGGGCATTAGCCGACATGTCAGATATGTTCATGTCACTAATAGCGCCCAAACGCCGACCTTCGGTTGTAATCTGGTTAAGCAACGCTAGTAAGGTCTGACTTGGCTCCTTATAAGGCAGGTTCATTATGTTGTCACGAATACTACCCGATGGTACGTCTACATCTTTAAACTCCCCCGGCTGTATGGGAGAGTCGTCACCTTTTATCCGTAGCCCACGAGATTTTAACCCTCCGGGGAGGTTAGCTAGCGTACCAGCGTCCACCAGTTGCCGTATAAGCGAGGTTCCTGCCCTAGCGTACCCACCGATAATGTGTATAAGTCCAAGGCCGTAGAAGCCAAATCCGGGGACATATACATAGTGTACAAAATGTTGCCGTTTTAACATCAACAGGTCGTCAGGATTCCAGTTACGCCGTATGGATAACACATCCCCAGTACCACGATCTAATGTGATAATGTAGGGCTTGGCGATCTCATCTTCGTCCTCATCAATACCTTCTATGATAATATCGGCATGTATCTCGTACAGCGAGTATCTATCATCATCAGTAATAGAGTACCCACCATCTTCGGCTTTCTTCTCTTCGATATCACTGTGGTAAGGAGTTGGCTCCCCTAAATCTATATCGCGGTAGAACCCGCTAGCTTGTAGCTTCCGTATCTCGTTCTTGGTCTTACGCATGATATGCGTGACGCGCTCTGCGGTCTCTATGTGAGACGCTCCGTAAGGGACGATAACATCCTCTGCGGTGATATACATGGCTACTTGTCTACCTATGTTAGGGTCAAAGTAAACCTTCTTAAACGCTGATCCTGCGAGTCCTAGGCTATACAACATGCGCTCATGTTCGGGACGGTACTCTACCATCACCTCTGTAAGCTCGTAGTTCATGTCAGCTTTGACACGTTCCGATGCTTCTGTCTTCTCCTTAGTCTCGTCCCCTAGTACCTTTACACGTACTGGGCCAGCCGCAGGGAAAGTCTCACTCATGGTTTCTGCTTGGAAACGTATCGCAGCTTCGGCTAGGACGGTAGAATGTACCCCACAAGCATTCTCCCAAGGAGTGGTTCGCTCCTCATACTTGAACCCAAGCACATCTAGCCCTTTGACGTAGGTATCTGCCCATTCCTTTCGACTATCTACATCAGAATCTACTAGACCTACCAAGTCATCAGACAGTCCTGCTAATATGGACTCGTCTAAATGATCAGCTAAGTTCACATCAAAGGGGAGCATATCAATGGGAGAAGCATCGGGGATTAGAATAATTTCTACACTCCCGTCGTCTAAGGTAACCATTTCAGGATCTATTATTTCTATCTCCAGTTGCCCTTCAACTGGCTCGTCCCCTTCTAGCTCGACATCTATCCCTTCAGGGGCGGCGAACATACCTTTCTCAATTGCCATAATCTAGCCTCTTAGTAATACCCACTGCTACGCCGTTTAAAGTATCGTTGTTCTTCTGGTTCATCGGTAGGCAAGCGCAGAAACCCACCCTGTCGGAATCGCATAAGAGCCATGACAGTGGAGTCCACCAAGTCATCGTTACTCATAAACGGAAACCCTGCTATCTCTTCTACTAGTTCTTCAGCCCAGCGTGTCTGGGGAACCCAGCACAGGCCAGAGGCTACAATATCAGATACGGAGTTTAGCCGCGCTAGTTTATCACCTGACCCTCTGTGGGGAGTGTATTCTGATACAGGTAGGCCCATCCTACGCATTTCTTGGTACAGGGCCACACCAGAACTCTTCTTCTCCACAATGAACGAGTCCGGCTCCCAGTACTCATATTCTTCCATTGCTAGTTCTTTTAGCTCTGGAAACTCCATTCTCTTCTTAATACTGTTTAATAGTATTATATTGTAAGCGTTCTCTTCCTCGTTGTAAAAGACCCCCCACGTAGTCAGAGCCGTATAGTCAGCGCGGTTGTGCTTCTCGGCGGCGGAGTCGAGTGACATGATGATATATTCGCAAGAGGGAGGTTCCTCACTCATCCATAAGTTCCACCACTCACGCTTAACTAGAGCGGCTTCTTCGGCGGTAGGTTCTTGTTGGTACTGAGCATTCCACTGAAACGTAGGCATGGATGCCTTAGTACGCATCAACGCCTCTAAATCAAAGAACTCAGGCCACAGGGGTTTCTCTACAACTTCCTTAGTCTCTGGATCAACAAACTCTAGTATTGCAGGGAACTCTACTACCTCATACTGGTCAGACCGCTCATTCTGGGACATATCCTTAACAACACGGCCTGTCAGATCATCCATGTGCCAACGGGTTTGTATAATAGCTACACGACCTCCCGGCATCAGGCGAGTACGCGCACCGAACGTATACCACTCGTAGGCTTTCTCAAACACAGAGAAGTTACCGTTAATCACGTCCTGCTCAGAGTGTGGGTCATCTACAAGTAGTAAGTCAGCACCACGACCAGCCAGTGCAGAGCCTACACCACAGGCGTAATACTCTCCTCCCGCGCTAGTATTCCACCTACCAGCCGATTTAGAGTCTACCGCCAACTTAGTAACCGGAAATATAGACTTATACTCGGGGGTGGCGATCAAATTACGCACTTTACGTCCGAAATCTACCGCCAAGTCCGTAGTGTGGGACACCATCATTACTTTTTTGTTCGGATTACGCCCCAAAAACCACGCTGGGTAGAAAATAGACACCA